TGCTAATTACGTTATAGAATATGGCGATCAAAATAAATATACTTTGAATGATTTAGAGAATGTTTTTTCAGGAATGGACTTTGGATATGTTCATGCTAGTGCTATAGAATTGGGTGGATTTAAAGACGGTGAATTATATGTTTGTGAAGAAACATATGGAAAGAAATGGACTAATCCTGATTTTATAAATGCCGCTAATGAACAATATGCTGAAGATCATATGATTCATTATTTAGAAACCGTAGCTGATAGCGCGGAACAGGATAGAATAGAGGAATGGAATAGAAGTAGAAATTATAAAGTAACGGGAGCGAAAAAAGGGCCTGGATCATTAAAGTACGGAATTGATTATTTAGTTTCTATTCCATTAATACACATTAATGGCGATACATGCCCTAATCTTGCTAGGGAAATTCAATCATTTAAGCGTAAGGAAGATAAGAACGGCGATGCTATTGATGGTGCTTTCGTAGAGATAAATGATGATACTATTGCGGCTTTACGATATGGGACAGAATCAATCTGGTCTAATTTGAATAGTATATACTATGATCCTGGATACGGATTATCAGAACTTGGTTTATAGTCTATAATATAAGGTAGGAATATGAGTAGAAGTTTTTATAAAGAGGATAAGCCGAGAGAATCTAGAATATTAATAAAGCCTAAAATGAGAATTGGAAATAGTTCTAGAGCATTCATTAAAAAGAAAGAAATACAGAGAGTAATTTTAAAACGAATAGGTTAGATTATGGACGAATTACTGTGGCAGGAAATTTATTCTTTACGTGAAAAATTAAAGATCGCAATAGATGCTATTAAATCATATGAACCTGATTTTGATGATAAGGAGTTTATGCATAGATTAAATGCGGTTGATTATGACCAGTTAATGGAAGAGCTTAATGAAGAATTAAAAGGAGACTAATATGGCTTATACAAAAAGTGAAAGAGAATCAATAAATAAAGGTAAGATTTTTAAATGGTACGAAAAATTATTATGCGTATTATTTGGGCATGACGAATTTATACCAATAGTTCATTTTAATGATATAAATGATGAAAATTCTAGGGTTGTATGGTTATCTTGTAAAAGGTGCGGATTAAAATAATTAATAAAAAGGAGATATTTAAAAATGAATATAATGAAAACCGATAAAGAAGTATTATCAAGCGATGATATATTAAAGTATATCGAAGATTATGAAACTAAAACCGTGCCCGATCTAAATAAATTATGGGACTATTATACTGCTAAAAATACTAAGATATTAAATAAACAAAAACCCGATGCTAATAGCCCTGATAATAGAACTGTAATCGCATATGGTAGAAAATTAGTTACTACCTGGACGGGGTACGGTTGGCGCCCTAGATATATTACTTATAAGGCTACGAATGAAACTGATCAATCTATTGATAACGATGAAGAAGATTTAGACGAGAATGACGATGTAAAAATGGAAGAATTAACTGGTGATGAGATATATGTAAAAGAATTACAGAGTACTTTTAATCTAAATAATGAGCATATTAAAACATCGCGCGCGGGAAGGAATATAGGTATATTCGGATTATCATATGAAATAGTTTATATTGATGGCGTAATAAATGCTTCTAATACTTCTTTGCCGGTAAAGGCCGAACCTAGATTCTTTACGGTAGATCCAAGAGAAATGATTCTTTTATATAATTATGATTCTGAACCTAAAAAGAAAATAGCTATTAGGTATTATGAAGTAGAAAAGAATTTGCATTATAAAGTAGAAGTTTATTACGATACTAAAATAATATTGTACGATCGTAAAAGAGATGATATTAATGGTAAATGGATTTTAACTTTAGAATCTGAATACCCTAATTTTTTCGGTAAAATACCTGTAGTCGCTTTCTATGCCGGTGATGATATGTTAGGTGTAATAAAACCAGTATTAACTGAAATAGATGATTACGACGCTTTAATGTCCGATTCTATGAATGAGTTTGATAAGTTTGCTTTAGCGTATATGATTATGAAACGATATGCGATTACTAATCCTGTTGATATGAAGACTCCTGGAAAACAATCTGAGGCTTTAGCGAATCTTAAAAAGAAAAGAATATTTGAAAATGTTCCTAGTGATGGTGAAATTAAATTCTTAACTAAAGATATTCCTACTGGGTTTATGGAATTTATGCAAAAGACTTTAAGGGAACAAATACATATTCAAAGTCATGTACCTGATTTTAATTATATGGCTACTGGTAATCTTTCTGGCGCGGCTATTCAAAGATTAATGTTTGACTTTGAAAATCTTGTAAGTTCTACTGAGGCTGATTTTGATGTAGGATTATTAGAAAGAATAGAATTGATTACTATCATTTATGCTAAGACGAGTAGGCCGATAGGAACTAACGATATGATTACTATTAGTCATAAGCGTAATTTACCCCAAAACTTGTTAGAACTTGCGCAGACTGCTGTACAATTAAAGACTGCTGGTTTTAGTTCTTACTTAGTTGCTGATAGTATGCCTGATGATTTAATACCGGATGTTCAAGTAGAATTAAGACGGCAAAAGAAAGAATCTGAGGCAATGATAGGGAATGATTTAGAAGGATTCGGGAACACTGATAATATTGATGAAGAAACAAATAATAATGATGAGAATCTATAATAATAGTAAGGAGATTATAGATTATGAGTAATAGTTATTTAGATTCTTTGCGGTTAACTGATAAGGAGTTAGAAGTATTAAAAACCGAATTGCAAGATTATTTAGATTCTGATTTAAGTGAAGAAGAAAATAGATTTGCAATGGAACATTGTTCACGTTCAGATTTTGAATTAGTTATTGGGTTTTATTCTGGTTTTAAGACGGCTTTATATATTTCTCAAATGTATCCAGAACTATTAAAGGAGAAAGAGGATGAAAAGAAAGAGTAAGTTTACGTTTTTTGAATTAAAGGTTACGTTTTATTTTGATCTGTTCCAGTTCTTTATCGGCGGCTATTATGACCATATTAATAAGGCCATTCATTTGTCGTTGATTCCTACTTTATTTATTAAGTTGGAAAACGCTAGGCCGAAGGTAGTTGTTACTGAAGTTGATAAGGCTAATATAGATTATCTTAATAAGAAGTTGAAAGAAACGGCTTATAGTCATATTGATAAGAAGTTGTCGCGAGAAAAGAAAATGAAGAAGAATAAGAATAAGAAGTAGATAGTCGGCGCCTCTAGGAAACTAGGGGCTATTTCTTTTTAAGGAATATATTATGGTTTGTGAAAAATGCGGTATAGATAGTCTAGATGTAAAAACTTATAAAGTTGAAACTATTGATATTAGTTATTACGATTTTATTTGTTATTTGTGCGATAATTGTTCTGATGAAATATTTAGTTTTGCGAATAACAATGATGATGAAGAGGAATAAAGTATGAAAGACATAAAAGAACAAGTAATAAATAAAGTAGAAGATGAAACGGCTAAGAATGAATATTTTGAAGATTATGTTCGTCATAAAGTCGATAATGATAGAAATGTTCAAAGTGCGGCGCAAACATTTTCATATATGTCAAATCATCAATTAAATATTATAGTTACTAACTTTTCATATTCGCAACACGGGCGCGACCCTAGAATAGCCGATGCTTTAATAGCTGAATTACAGAAACGAGAATTAAACGAGTTACTAACTACTTTAAAAAACTACCTAAGTAAGATAGAATATAAAAAGCCTTGGCTAAGGAAAGAATAAATGAAAATATTTATTCATAATACTAGATTAAGTATTATTTGGGGTGGATATTGGGATAAGGCGATTTATTTATTTCCAACGCTTTATTTAGAAAAAACGCAAGAAGGCCATGTATATAATATCGTTGTTTTCCGTTTCATAAAATGGTATATTAGTTTTTATTTCGGCCCTAATCAAGAAGATTAAAACAGGATATTTAAAAATGCCTAGACAATTATCCGATTTAGAAAAACAAGCTTATACTCAATTACTTAAAAATGAAAAGAAATATCAGTCTAAAGTTCAAAAAGCTTTAGCTGATTCTTTATTAACTATTCGCGGTGAAATGTCAAAGATATATGAAAAGTATGGAAAGAATGGTATTTTAACCCGCGCTGAAATGACTAAGTATAATAAATATCAAACGATGGAAAAGCAAATATTAAAAGTATTGGAACCGGCAATAGCAAAAAATATAGCTGATATTAAAAAGTTATTACCTGAACAATATAATCAATCATTTTTTCATTATGCTTGGGCAATGGATCAAGCCGTTGGTGTTAATTTAAATTATGGTATATTAAATCAGAATATGATTAATGAATTATTTTCTATTACTAATCCCAAAAATATAGAGCTTGCGAATGCTTTAAAGAATTACGGTCCTAATGCTAAAAAGTATTTACGAAATGCATTATTACAGAATCTATCTATTGGTAAATCATATGCATCGATGATAAAAGATATTCGTAATGGTTTAAATAAAACATATAACGAAGCTATTAGATTAATAAGGACTGAGGGGCAGTCGGCAATTAATCGTGGGCAAGCTGATGCATATTTAAAAGCTATAAATTCTGGCGTAGAGGGAAACGAAATATGGGACGCGACTTTAGATAATAGAACCCGACCTAAAAATGCTAAAGAAGCTTTTAAAGGAAATCATAGGGTATTAGATGGGCAAGTTAAAAAAGATGGTTTATTTATTTTGAAGTTAACCGGTGAAATGGCACCATTTCCAGGGTGGCCGGGGTTAAGCGCGGCCCAAAGAATAAATTGTAGATGTAGAGAACGATTTGAAATAATTGGATACGCGCCGCAATTAAGACGGACGCGCGAGCAAGGAATTATTCCTTATATGCCGTATGACGAATGGGAAAAGAATTATGGGCCTATTGTTCATAAATAAAGGAGAATTAGAATGTTAGAAGGTTGGAAATGCCCTAGTTGTGGTAGAATAAATGCTCCTTTTGTTTTTTGTTGCCCTTGTAAAGATCCAAATAATATTCCTGGAGTAATTCAGCC